CTGGTGGCCTGTGTGCAATTAATTCTTTGTGTTCATGCCTCATCAGCATTGAACAGTACTTCAATATTTTGATTATCAATTCTTTGCACACCGCCCAATGTATCCAGTGAACCATGGCTAGACAGCGGATTGCTTTGCCAACTGCGGACGTCATCGTGCCGAGACGTTAAAACGACGCATCGTCTACTGCCAGCACCGATGTTAACTGTGCAGGACCCCCCAGACAAAGGAAAACATGAGCGCACTCGTACGTGGATTAACCAAGTACGCGTGTGCTGGCCTTGCCCTGGCCACTGTCTATGCTGCGGATCAATTGGTGAAGAGGTTCCACCGGCGACGCGCTTTGCTGCGTGATGCTAAGGAGGACCTTGCAGCCCTCAATTCGCCATCAGTCATGCGTGGGCCTGGTCTTGACCAGGTCCCAGGGGTGGTCACTATGCTGGAGCGCCAAGGCGTTGCTCCAGTGGCCGCCTCTTCCACCACTCATCTCCTCCGAAACAACCATAAGTACTTCTGTGCGAAGTGGGCTCGGGCAGTGAAGGCTCGCTTTGAGTTTGCCAGGATGTGTGAGGACACCCCCCTTAACCGTGCTGCTGTCCATAGGTGGCTCCTTTCTCAGTGGAAGGAGCTTAAGAACAGCGCTGGGAAGGGGATGCCGTTGCATGTCATGGACCTTTACATGACCGATGCTATGGACATGAGCTTCCTGCCAACTGCCGAATATATGCAGAGTGAGTCTAAGAGGGCAGTTAGGAAGCGCGCCCGCATGGAGTACTACAACGAGCGGAAATTTGTGGAGGGATGGAAATAGGGGGGCCTAGTGAGGGTAAGGGGGTTTGATACCGTCCCGCGATTTATGCCCCCTGGCGTGGAGTGCCACTCATTAGGACTTGATATGAAGGGACGTCACAAGGAGAGGTATCTAGTTATGGATACCACCCGACCAGCCGCAGGGTTGTGTTTTACTCACAACAACTCTGTGCCAAACATCTTGCGCGGATTGGGGGAGCGGCTTATGATGGTGCCGAATGATGATGGGGGGTTTTCTCCACCTCCTGAGCCCACCGTGTTTGACTTGGGTGAGTATAGCAAGGCCGTGCTGCGGAAGATGCCAAAGCACTTGGAGCCCCTTGAGCATGATGAATTCGTTATGCTCTATGATGGTCCCAAGAGGAAGAGGTATGAGGCCGCAGCCAGAGCCCTACTCGAGCGTGAGCTCGATGCTAAGGACTGGCAGATTAAGCTTTTTATCAAGGATGAGATTGTTTGTTCTTGGGCGAAGGCTGACCCTGCTCCCCGCTTGATATCCCCAAGGTCTCCTGAGTACTGTTTGGAGGTTGGTTGTTTCATCAAACCAATAGAACATCTGTTATACAAGGCTGTGGCTAGGGTGTGGGGCGAGACCACCATTGCAAAAGGCCTCAATTTCAACCAGAGGGGCGAGCTGATTAAGGAAAAGTGGAACAGTTTTAAGAAGCCAGTTGCTGTCGGGCTGGATGCCTCCCGTTTTGACCAACACGTATCTCTATCGGCGTTGCAGTGGGAGCATTCCATATATTTGGGGTGCTTTCCCAAGCATCGTAGGCGATTGCAGAAGTTGCTTTCAAAGCAGCTGCGTAACTTCGGGGTTTGTTATGTTGATGATCATAGGATAACCTACTCACGTGACGGTGGTAGGATGTCTGGTGACATGAACACCGCCCTCGGGAATTGCCTTATCATGACGGGACTGGTATGGACTTATGCAAAGCAGCGTGGCATCACTGTGAAACTAATTAATGATGGGGATGACTGTGTTGTCTTCATGGAGGAGTCAGACTTGCCTGCTTTTATGGAGGGTCTACGGCAGTGGTTCCTCGAGAGAGGATTCAATATGAAGGTTGAGCAGCCAGCCTATGAGCTAGAGGCTATTGAGTTTTGCCAGTGCCATCCTGTCTTCAACGGTGATCAGTACACCATGTGTCGGAATATACACAAGGCACTGTTCACAGATGTGGCCCACGTTGGTCGCACCGCGGAGGAGATCAGGGGCATACGCGAGGCTGTGGCATTGTGCGGAGCAGCTTGGTCCAAAGGTCTACCCATCTTTCCTACCTTCTATGCTGGCCTGCGCACTGGGCATAAGCCTAGTGTGCTGCGCCATTCAGGGACCTTTTGGAATTCCCAGGGCTGCAAGAGTGGAACTAAATATGTCACTCCTAGGGCACGTTTGAGTTTTGAACGCGCTTTTGGGCTTAGTCCTAGTGAGCAGGTCGCCATCGAGAATTTCTATCAAAGTCTACCGCGCACTTCTATCGATGAGCCACACCTAGTATTCGAACATAGCCCAACAGATTCGAGCACGCACCATCCGCTATTCGTGAGTGATTCTTTAAATTACCTACTATTCAACCATGGCAAAGAAGAGTAACAAGAGCCCCCAGGTCCAAAAGACCACCCGCCCGAAGCGACAGCGCAAGGGCAGAATTGCAGGTGTCCAAGGGAAAGCATTGCAGCTAGCACGTCTATTGAATGATCCATGCTCAGCTGAGATCCCAGCTGGGTCAATTTATAGTGGTGAGACCGGTATAGTCAGCAGGTTTGCAGTTGAGCTCGGGGCTGGGTCGGCAGCGGGTGAGACGTGTGGGGCTATATTGTTCCACCCGAATGACAACACGCTTGCCGTATTCACCCAGGCGAATCCTGCAACCACGTTTGTGGTTAATGCTGGCAACTTCGTCAACACCAATGGTCCTGGACAATTGTTTTTACAATCAAATGCAGCGAAAATGCGATCCCTGGCCGCATGCATTACTGCTATGCCGACTTCCTCAACATTGAATTGCACTGGTGATGTTGCTGTGGGAAATATAACCCTCAGCTCGGTTTATGGTGCCACGGTGTCCATCAACTCTATCTTCTCCCTTTTGACCGTCAGAGGGCCCATGGTTCGCAAGAACTATGAGTGCAAAATGGTCCCTGGGGCTTTTGACTCACGTTATGCCAAGGTGATTGCTGCAGGGAACCCGAGTACTACTGGTACAGATGACTCGGATACCTCTGTGATTTGCCTGGCGTTTCGTGGGTTGCCCGCTGCAAGTGGACTCCTCTATCGGTTGACTAGCGTCGTCGAGTGGACACCTATACTGAACGTTGGCCTTACCGCAACTACCACCTCCAACGTAGGCATCAAACATGAACAAGTTGTGAGTGCTCTTTCAAAGTCGCATGGTGGGTGGTGGCATAATCTGTGGAACAACATTGGGTCTGACCTAGGTGGGGTGGCGTCCCACCTCACATCCCAGGTTCTCACAGGTGGGGCTAAGGCCATTGCTGGCCTATTGCTATGAGTGGGTAAATTCTTGTGCTGGCCTTAATTGGTTGTCACAAACTCACCTATTGGTGTTTTAATGTTGCTTTGGATTCTTTGGTTGGTGATGGGCGTTGTGGTGTCTCTTCTAGGGAGCTTCTTCACGGTGTGGGCAGCCGTCCTCGGGGTGTAGGGAACCCTAGAAGCAAACTGGTTGGGACACGCACAGCGCGGGAACGGGTAAGTGCAGGCGTCCCGTTAAACGCCTCAAGGGTAAGAGCAGGTGTCCCTTAACACCTCTAACAGGTCTTCCATACAGTTCGGCTGGGGGGGAAGATCTGAACTCCACG